TTAAACCAGTAACATCAGGCACAAGATATAGTCTTGTGGTATGGCATTTAGGGAGGCCTTTTAGATAATGTTTATAAATAGTTATTTTCCAACTGTGATTTGGAATGAGGAAAAACCAGAGTTTGTTAAATCGTTAAACAAAGCAAGTAATAAATATATTAGTGATGCTCGTAAAAGAGAAAAAGAATTTATAAAAAAACACGGTGATTTTGGAAGATCATATCACTCAACACCACTCACAGCTGATAATGATTTTTTAGATTTTAGAAATTACATTGGCCAAAAATCTTGGGAGTATTTGGAACATCAGGGTTATGATATGTCACAATACACAACTATGTTTAGTGAGTTGTGGGTACAAGAGTTTGCTAAAAAAGGTGGTGGTCATCACTCAGCACACATACATTGGAATCAACACGTATCAGGTTTTTATTTTTTAAAATGTAGTGATAAAACTTCATACCCAATATTTCACGAACCAAAGACTGGTGCAAGATGTACAAAATTAAAAATGAAACCAGATATGAAAGGCGTATGGCCAGGTCACGAACAATTTCATATAAGACCAAAACCTGGAACATTAATTATATTTCCTGGATACTTGGAACACGAATATGCAGTAGACTTTGGAATAGAGCCTTTTAGATTTATACATTGGAATATACAGGCTGTGCCGAAAGAAATGGCTAAAGATGTTTAAAAAGAAAAAATACACAGTTATCCGTCAAGCGATATCAAAAGATTTAGCTGCATTTATTGCAAACTATTTTTGTATGCAAAAACAGGTTTACGATACCTGTAGACAAGCAAGATATTTTTCACCGTTTGAAACTATAATAGGTGAATACGAACCTACTGATGGACAAATACCTAACACATATTCTCAATACTCTAATATGGTTATGGAGACTTTATTATTAAAATGTCAACCAGATATGGAAAAAGCAACAGGATTAAAACTATACCCGGCATATACTTATGCAAGAATTTATAAAAAAGGTGATGAACTTAAAAGACACAAAGATAGATTTAGTTGTGAGATATCTACGACTATGAATCTTGGTGGTGATGATTGGCCTATATATCTAAGTCCAAATGAGAATGTGGGCGCACCAGATGGTAAGAATATTACCGCAGCCAGCAAAGCAAAAGGTGTTAGAGTAGATCTAAAACCTGGTGATATGTTGGTTTATAGAGGTGTAGAGCTAGAACATTGGAGAGAAAAATTCAAAGGCAAAGAATGTATACAGGTTTTTCTGCATTATAACAATCGTAAGACTCCAGGAGCGAAAGATAATATGTTCGACAAGCGTCCACATTTAGGTCTTCCTTCCTGGTTTAAACGATGATATAATTCTTAGATGGAGGCAGGGCACCACCACATACCCCCTGTCTCCTTTTAAGGACATTTTATGAATTTAGGATTTGACGCAATATCACAATTTCCCATATCGCAGGTAGCTGCAGACGATAAAGTTACCGTAATTATTAATGGTAACAATTTAACTTTAAGTATTGGACCAGTAAACGTTGCAGCAGATGCAGTGCAAGAACAAACAACAGGAGACAATTTTGTACTTGGTATTGGAACAGTAAGTATAGTTGCTACAGGAAATGTAGAAGCACCTAAAACACCTTTAACTTTAGGAACGGGGAACGTTACAGTTTCTGGTAATGCTGATTTAGAAGCATCTGGAAACAACTTGATTATACGTAGTGGATCTGTTACTATTGTTGGAACTGCGAGTATAGAAGCACCGGCTAACGCTATGACCTTAAGAACAGGCGAAGCGGGTGTTATTACTTGGAATGAAATTATACCAGGAGCAACAATGGTTTGGACACCAATAAAACCTTACTAATATGGCATCAACATTTTCAACAGATTTAGCATTAGAACTTGTAGCAACCGGTGAAAAAGCTGGTCTATGGGGAACTATTACAAATACTAATTTACAAATATTACAACAATCAGCAACAGGTGTAGTAGATGTTTCTATGACTTCAAGTTCTGATAAAACTTTACTTTTATCAGATGGTGCTACATCAGATGGTAAAAATATTTATTTAAGATTAACTGGTACAATGACAGGTAATGTTAATTTAATTATACCTGCATCCACGACTGGTGGCACAGCTACAAGAGTTTATATAGTTCAAGATGCAACTGATAGAACCACAGCCAACAAATATACATTAAGTATAAAAACAGCTGGATCATCAAATCCAATTCCTGTTCCTGTTGGAGCAACTATGTTGATTCATTCTAATGGAACAGATGCAAGATTAGATATTCTACAAAAAGGTAACTTTGCAATTACATCTAGTTCTATTACTGCATACACTGCAGTGCCTGGTGATAATTTATTAATAGATACACAAGCAGCACAAGTTACAATTACATTACCGGCATCACCAACGATGGGTGATGAAGTTAGTATTATGGATGTTACGGCAACAGGAGGTTTTGGTACTAATAAAGTAATTGTAAATAGAAATGGTTCTAATATTAGAGGAGCTGCATCTAATTTAGATTTAGCAACTAATAATCAGTCTATTAAATTAAGATTTACAAACGCAACCAAAGGTTGGCAATACGTATACAACCAAACATCATAGGGGTAACAAATGCTTACGAAAATTAAGTTTGCTCCTGGAATCGATAAACAAGATACATCAGTTGGAGCAGAGGGTCGTTGGGTAGATTCAGATAACGTAAGATTTAGATATGGCCTACCAGAAAAAGTAGGTGGTTGGCAATCTCTTTTAACAGACACAATTGTAGGTGTAGCAAGAAAACAACACGCTTTTGTTGATACTGATGGCAATAGATATGTAGCTATTGGTACAGATAAATTTTTACTTTTATATTTTGAAGGTCAGTTATTTGATATAACTCCTCTTGCAACTGCAATCACAGGTGCAACTTTTACTTTTAATGGAACAACAACCGTAACTCTAACGACATCAGCAGATCACGGAATTTCTGTTGGCGACATAATAAGATTAAGCGCAACAACTTTACCAGGTGGTACAACAGGTGTTACGACGGCAACTTTTAACGATGTAAACTTTCAGGTTTTATCAGTGCCATCTTCTACAACTTTAACTATACAAGCAGCCACTGCAGGTTCAGCATCTAGTGGTGGATCTGTAACTATCACGCCTTATGAAGTAGTGGGTCCTGCTGCACAATCTTATGGTTATGGTTTTGGTATTGGAAATTATGGCGGAACAATTACCGGTGTTGCACAAACAGAGTTAGATGGATCTTTGAACGCGGACACTGCTGGTACAGGTGGATCGGGGACCGCGGTTACAGTAGACTCAACAACTGGTTTTCCTGCTGCAGGAACAATTGCAATAGCTAACGAATTAATTACATATACATCAAAAAGTTCTACACAATTTTTAGGCATTACTAGAGGTACAAATGGAACAGCAACGTTTGGTACATCAAACGGACAAGCACACTCAACAAATTCAACAGTTAAAAACGCAACTGAGTTTACCGGATTTGGTAGTGCGGTGCAGGCATCAACTGTAACCTTGGAGCCAGGTCTTTGGTCATTAAGTAATTTTGGTGAAGTATTAGTTGCAACGATTGCAAATGGTAAAACATTTACTTGGAATGCAGGAGCTGCTAATCCAACAGGTAATAGAGCTGCAACAAATACATCAGGATTTGAAACAACCAACAATCCAACTGCAACTAGAGTTACACTTATATCACCAACAACACGTCACTTAATTCACTTTGGCACAGAAGTAACAATTGGCACACCAACTACACAAGACGATATGTTTATAAGATTCTCTGTTGATGAAGATATAAATAATTATACACCTGAAGCAACTAACACTGCAGGTACGCAAAGATTGCAAGATGGCACAAAAATTATGGGTGCATTGGTTGCAAAAGAAAATATTCTAGTGTGGACTGATAATGCATTGTATGCAATGAAATTTGTTGGTGCACCATTTACATTTGGTTTTGAACAAGTTGGTACAAACTGCGGACTTATCGGTAAAAATGCTGCTATTGAAATTGATGGTGTTGCATATTGGATGGGTAATAACGGATTCTTTTCTTTTGATGGTACAGTCAACACGCTACCTTGTTCTGTTGAAGATTATGTTTACGATGATATTGATACAACAAAAGGTCAACAAATTTGTGCAGGCATAAACAATCTATTTACAGAAGTTATTTGGTGGTACCCTACAGCTAACTCTACATTTAATGATAGATATGTAGTTTATAATTATGGACAAGACAATGCAGGTTTACCTATGGGTAATTGGTATACAGCGACAAACGTTAATTCAATAAGAACAACTTGGATTGATTCGTTAGTATATCCAAAACCATATGCAACAGCTTTTAATAGTTCTAACACAGGAACATTTCCTGTTATCCAAGGTGAAACTGGTTTGGGTCAAACTGTATTTTTTGAACACGAAATAGGAACAGATCAAATTAATCCAGATGGAAGCACAACAGCTTTAACTTCTTTCATAGAGTCTTTTAGTTTTTCTTTACAAAAAGATCAAAGTGAGGTGTTTTTAGCAATGCGTAGATTTTTACCAAACTTTAAAGTATTAACAGGTAATAACCAAATAACCATATCTGTAAAAGATTTTCCTGCAGATCCAAGCGCTGCAACTACACTAAGTCCTTTTACCATTACATCTAGTACAACTAAAGTTGACACACGTGCAAGAGGACGTTATGCAAATATTAAAATAGAAAATACAGGTGCTGGTGAATCGTGGAGATTTGGTACGTTTCAAGTAGACCTACAACCAGATGGAAGGAGAGGATAATGGCAAAGATAGTAGTAAGATTACCAGAACCTAAAAAAGAATATAGTGAAGACAACCAAAGACAAATTAACAGAGCGTTATCTATATTGATAGAACAATTAAACTCTACATATTTAACACAACAAAAAGAAGATCAAGAACGATTTACTTGGTTAGGATTAGGTTAATGGCAAATATATATAAAAACGAAAAGACAAGTTTAACAAATACAGATTTAACAACACTATACACAGTGCCATCAAACTCTAGAGCTATTGTAAAATCACTATTGGTATCTGAAGATAATGCTGGTGCAGCAGTTGTTAAAGTAACACTAGTAGATGCTAGTTCTGCTATATTTGTAGTAGATAATAATGTTAGTTTATCTGCTAATGAAAAAGAACAAGTATTAAGTGAGCCATTAATTATGAAAGAAAGCGAAATATTAAAAGTGCAAGCAACCAGTGGTAATGTAGATGTTATTGCATCAGTATTGGAAATAAATAGAGAGGACAGATAATGCCATTTGTAGAACAAGAACAAGGTTTTGAAGACAAAGTAATAGACGGCAAAACAGTAAAAGTTTACAAGCCTAGAATAGAGGTAACTATAAAACACCTTAAAACAGGTCGAGAATATCTATCTGACGCAGAGGCTAAAGAAGATGTGGATAGCCCTGTCACTGACACTACACAAGATGATATATCTAGAAGTGTAAATGTGATTATAGAAGGCTTACCTTTAGGCAATAAAACTAACTTATAGGATCGTTGACGAATGTATAAAAACCTTGTAAATTGTGAGACACTCGCCTTTTTACAAGCTTTGCGAACTTGCTTCAATATTGACAATATAAAGAGAAACTATGGGATTTTTTAAAAAAATATTTAAACCAGTATCGAAAGTATTAGACAAAGTAATACCTAATGAAATTAAACCAGCATTACCATACCTAGCTGCGTTTGCTCCTATGTTTGGCCCTACATCAGCTCTGATGGGTAAAGGTATTATGCAAAGAGCATTGATATCAGGTGGTTTAAATATTGGTGCACAGCTTGCACAAGAAGGTAGTGAAGGTGATATTAATTTATTATCAGCAGGACTCGGAGCGTTGACCGGTGCTATGACTGCACCAGGAGCATCAGATTATTTTAATATGAGAGGTGAACTTGCAGGTGAAGGGACTGGACTAATGTCTAAAGCAAAACAATTTGGTTTTGAAACTTTGGGAAAAGGTTCCGATATAATGGCAGCAGGTATGGAAGAGCCATTTAGTAAAGCAGGATTAAAAGCTGCAACAATACCAGCGGCAACAGCAACCGGTGATGTAATGCAAGCAGAAGCAAGACAATTAGAAAAACAAGCAGCTATAGATGCTGCATTAGCAGAGGCAGAAGCATTAGAGGACAGTGGAGCGAGAGGTGATGCAATTAGAAATGCGATGAGAGCTTATGGGTTCTTTACTGATGAAGAAATAGAAAGCACAGTTGCGACAGCAGGATACAAAGCTGGTGGTAGAGTAGGATTTAGATTTGGTGGTATAGATGAAGCTATAGAAAAGGTAGAGGAAAAAACAGTAGAAGAAGGTAAAGAAGGAATAATGCAAGCAGCTGGAGAAGATCCTTTATTGTTAGAGGAATATAACAAATATGTTTTTGATTTAATGGAACAAAGACCAAATGCAAAACCAATGTCATTTCAAGACTTTAAAAGAATGATTAAAGCAGGTATGAAAGAAGGCGGCAGAGTTGGTCTTCGAGAAGGTGGTGGATTATTAGGACAACTACTTGCACCTAATATTGCAAATTTTCAACCATTTTTAGGACGGCCTGCTTTTCAACCTTTAATAAGAGCTGAAGCTGTTTTTCCTAGACTTAATCAATTAGAACAAGGAGTAAACATAGCTGAACAAGATTTGGGAAGAATAAGAGAAAGATTGGGAGATCAACCAAGACAATTAATGTCTGCATCACAAGGACCGATAGGTTTACAACAAACACCAGCTACAAATATGCTTTCTATAGCACAATTAGCTAATAGAGGTGATGTGCCACAAGGTATGAAAGAGGGTGGACTGATGGATCTTGGTGGCAAAGAAATGGATTTAAGAGGTGGAGGATTTGTGCCAATAGGTAAAAAAGAAAAAGCAGATGATGTACCTGCAAGACTTTCTAAAAATGAATTTGTAATGACTGCTGATGCAGTTAGAGCAGCAGGTGGTGGTAGTGTTAACAAAGGTGCAAAGAGAATGTACAATTTAATGAATACTTTGGAGGCTAGAGCATAATGTCAACAACAACTACGATAACAAAACCAGCACCGATACTAGAAGGTTCGCTTACAGCCTTTTTAAAATCTATAGATAAATTAGGAGCAGGTGCAGTACCCGCAGGTTTTAAAGGTATTGATACAACTGCTTATGATCCTAAAGTAGCAGATCAAGTAAAATTACAAACAGATGCTGCAAAACGAGCAGGTGAGTTAGGAGCTTTAACAGGACCTGATGCTTACAAAGCTTATATGTCTCCGTATCAACAAGAAGTTATTGATACAACACTAGCAGAATTTGATAGACAACAAGCGATAGCAGATACAGCACAAAGAGATAGAGCTATACAAGCTGGAGCTTTTGGTGGTGCACGAGAAGGTGTACTTGCAGCAGAGGCGGCAAGAGGTGCTCAAATGAATAGAGCAAACTTACAAGCACAATTATTAGCACAAGGATTTCAACAAGCGCAACAAGCAGCAGCGGCTGACCTTGCAGCAGAACAAGGACTAGGTCAATATCAATCTGCACTAGGTCAACAACAACAAGCTTTAGAACAAGCAAAATTAGATGCAGCACAGATCGCAGCTAAAGAACAACAATTTCAACCATTCACACAATTAGGATTGATTGGTCAACAATTAGCACAAATTCAACCAGGAGCATTTCCTACGCAAACAGTAGGTATTGGATCAGTAGGAGCACCAGCTAGCCCTATGTCACAATTCTTAGGTGGCGCAGCAGGAGTAGCAGGTATCGCTGGTAAATTAGGATTATTTGGATAATGAGTAGAATATTAAGACGACCTATGTTTAGAGGCGGCAAGGTTATAGATAGCCGTGGCACAGGTATTACATCAGGATTAATGGATGGCGGTAGAGTCGGTTATCAGCCGGGGGGTAAGGTAACAACTGGCGGAGATCTTAACCCTGGTATTTTTGGTTTTAAATTTGACCAACCATTTTTATCAATGAAAACTCCTGAGAATAGATTTGGGGGATCTTTAAATTTTGGTCAATCACCTAAAGATTTTGCTCAAGCATTAAAACCTGGTTCATCTTATAGAAATTATTTAGAAGAATTAAATAAACCAGAAGAATTTGAAACGGAAGTAACTTCTACTGGAGATGTTAAATTTAAATTAGATGAAAAAGGTAATAAAATACCGATTAAAAAAGAAGATATCTCATTAAAAGAACAAATTGAAAAAGATAGAATAGAAGGTATTACAGGTAAAGATACACAGGGTAGTCTTGAGGCAATGGGTATTACAGTAAAAGATGATGGTACTACAGAGTTTACAGGAGATCCTGGTGCTAAAAAAATTAATACAGGTCCAACAGGAAATAAAACAATAGAGCCTGTAATTAGTCCAGAAGATGCAATTAGAGAAAACGCAGAATTGTTTAAAGAATTACTTGGTGAAGCAAGTAAAGAAGATATTAAAAAAGCTAGAATACAAGACGCATCAGACTACTTATTAAAATTCTTTGCCGGCACACAAAAAGAAGGTGCAGACGTAGGATCAGCTGCGGCTGAAGTTGCTGAGTTTGCAGTAAGTAGAGATAGCAGAACAGACAGAGCTAAAGAAGCAGCTAAGAAAACAGATCAAACAGCCACAGCATTAGCAATTAATGATTACATTGCAGGTAAGAGATCTAAAGAAGAAATTAATAAATTATTAGCAGGTTATGCAGCTAAAGCAGAATTTGCAAAAGGTGATACTGCATCTCAAATTGCTGACTTTGCTGGTAAACAAGGTTATCTTCCCGGAGTAGACATAATTAAAACTTATATAAGAGATGATAAAGCTCTTAGTGGTAAAGAAATAGTAGAATTTGATTCTAGTGAACAAAAAGTCGAATATTCACCAGGCGATGAAAATAGAATTTATATAGATACAAAAACTAAACAAGTATTCACTTTTAATAAAGACAAAATAAGAATACCAATTTCAGGTTAAGGAGGATAGATGGGTATAGTTCCTATAAATCCCGACCAAGATAATACAGCACAAGACACAAGCTGGGCTTTGTCAATGGCTGCGGCTGTGCCGTCTGGTATTATAAAAATAGGTGAGGGCTTTGCAACATTAGGTGCAGCGCTATTAGATTTAGGTGTAGACGAAGATCGAGTCGAAGCAGTCGAACAATATTTTGCAGACATTAATCCATTTGACGAATTAGCAGCATCAACAGGCATAGGTAAAGTTACAGAGTTAATTGTTAACATTGGTGTGCCTGGTGGTCTTGCATTCAAAGCTGCAAGTGGTTTGGGTAAAGCAACACTAAAAGCAAAACAAGCTGGTAAATATTTAAGCACTGGAGAAAAAGCAAGAAGATTTGGACAAGGTATGTTAGGTGCGGGTATTGCAGAAGGTGCAGCTGTTGGTGATGTAGAAGATGCCGGTACGTTTGGTGATTTTTTGGGTGGACCTACAAAAGTAAAAAGAGGTGAGAATGATCCAGCAACAGAATTAATGAACAGATTAAAATTTGGTGTAGAGGGTATGGCATTTACTGGAGCGTTTGGAGCTGCAGGTAAATTAGTTTCTAATATGAGAGCGGTGCGTGGAACGAACAAAGCGAAGCGTGGATTGGAAAAAGGTATTGATAAATTAGATAGTTGGTTCAGAGCTAACGGATTGTTAACTCAAGAAGGTTTTGATGTAAAAATGAAAAGAATAGGACGTGAGTCTGCAGATACAAATGTAGGTGAACGTGCTATGGTAGAGATAGATAATATAGCAGATAGAATTGTAAAAAGTTATAGAAAAGTTGCAACAGATAAAGTTGACGGCACAACTAGAAATAAAATTTTAGAAGAAATGAATAACGTGCTTATGTCAGGCACAGCTAAAAATGGTAAGTTAAGACCACTTTTTGGTAAAGTGAATGAATATGCAATAGATCCTAAAACAGGAAGACCAGGAACAACAGCTAAATTTAAAACAGGAAAAGAATTATACAATGTAGAAATAGAATCTATACCTGTTGCAAAAAAAGAAGCATTGAGAAAATTATTAGTTAACAAATATAAAGCTGATCCAAAAGACATTGAAGTAATGTTTAATCAGTTTGATAAAATTAGAGGTAAATGGTCTGAATTATTTACTGGTATGGGTAGAAGATTTACACCAGAGTCTTTAAAACAATTTGAAACAATGTTGCCTAAATACATTAACGATGTATTAGATAGAGGTTACGAAACATTTAGAAATAATCCTATTGTATTAGCAGATAATATTAGACCTACAAAAACTTTAATTACAGAGGCAATAAAAGAATTTAAAGATATTGCTGCACAAAAAGGTTTAAAATTAAATGATGATCTTGCAAGAGATATGGTTGATGATGTTTGGAAAGGTGCAAGTATGCCAAAAGGTTTTACGTTAGGAGCAACTACGGCACCTGGTCAGGTAAGGTTTCAAAACGTGCCTGCGTTTATGACTAAATCATTAGCAGATAAAATAGATCAAAAAATAATTGCTGACAGGGCCACTGCTAATATAGAAGAATTATCTGGTGTTGCTAAACCTGTCATACAAAAATTATTAGGTAAAGCTAAAAACCCTATGTCTTCTATTGTAGAGGGCACAAATAATTTATCTATGCAAGTTAGAAGTGGTCAGTTTTATGATGACTTAATTTTAACAAACAATAAATTAAAAAGAGAGTATGACGCTTGGGCTAATGGTGGTAGAGTTGGACCAGAACCTAGAATACCTTTTTTATATAACAATACTAAAGAAGCTATTAAATATGCAGGTGGAACAGGTGATGATTTTAAACAAATAATTTCTCCTGAAGGTGACGCTGCAAGAGAAATAGATAGATGGTTTGATCCTAAAGCTGCTTTAAAAAATATTGACGAAAACTCTGTTGTAAGAATGAGTGCAAAAGGTGAGATAGAAGATATATTAAATCCTATCGCTGGTAAGTTTGCGTTAAAAGATTATGCAGAAGCTTTTGCTAAATCACAAAACTCATCAAAAAGTTTTCCACAACAAATTTATAATAGTTTAATTTTATATCCAAAAGGTTTATCACAAATGTCTAAAACAATTCTTGCACCATTTACACACGCAAGAAACTTTATCAGTGCTACAGCTTTTGCTGCAGCTAATGGTATTTTACCATTTGGTAACACAAAAGATGTTAAAGCAGCGTGGAATGCACTACAAGCTTTTGGTCCAGGCACAAGAACATCAAATGAATTTTATCAAGAGTTACTAGAACTTGGTGTTGTAAACTCAAACGTACAATTAAAACAAGTTGCAGATCTTTTAGAAGACGTAGACTTTGGTAGCACACTTAATAAATTAAATAGTGATTGGGGTCTTAATAGATTTATCAAAGGACTTAAAAAAATAAAAAGAGGTGCAGAAGATTATTATACTGCAGAGGATGACTTCTGGAAGATATTTACATTTTTAGGTGAAAAATCTAGATTAGCAAAAGCGTACGACAAAGCAGGTCTAAAACTTGGACAAGAATTTGTTGATATGAATGGTGCTAAACAAATATTTAACGATGCATATTTAAAAAGAGAAGCAGCTAATTTAGTTAAGAACAATGTACCAAACTATGCATTTGTATCTGATTTTATTAAAGGGTTAAGAAAGTTCCCTGTAGGTAACTTCGTAGCCTTTCCATCAGAAATTATTAGAACAAGTGCGAATATAGTAGACACAGCTTTAAAAGAAATAAATTACTCTACAATTATAAATGGTAAAACTGTAAATCCATTAAGAGGTAGAGGTATACAAAGATTAACAGGTATGGCTTTAACTACAGCTGCATTACCACTTGGCACAGTTGCGGCAGCACAAGCTATATACAATATTGCAGATGAAGAGATTGATGCAATGAGAAGATACGTTGCTGACTGGTCTAAAAATTCTGTATTAATACCATTTAGAAATGATGATGGTAAATTATCTTATATAGATTTCTCACACTTAAATGCATACGACACAGTCACAAGACCAATACAAACTGTATTAAACGCAGTTAACCAAGGTAGAGCAGACGAGGATGGATTAGTAGATGATTTTATTTTAGGTATGATTGATTCAACAAAAGAATTAGGATCACCATTTATATCAGAATCTATTTGGACTGCAGGACTTGCAGATATATTTGTAAGAGGTGGGCTAACAAGAGAAGGTAGAAGATTATGGAATCCACAAGATGCTGCTGGAACTAAAATTTATAACTCTCTTGGTCATCTTGTAGAAACACAAGCTCCATTAAACTGGAAACAATTAACTAGACTTGGTTTATCTATGAAACCAGTTGTAGGTATTGATGGAAAGTTTGATGAGAGAGGCAACACTTACGACTTAGGTAATGAATTACTAGGTATCGCTGGTCTTAGAAGAGTTACAATAGATCCTGAAAAATCTTTTAATTATAAAATTACAGAATATAAAAAAGGTATAAGAGACTCTAGAAATTTATTTACATCGGCTACTTTAAAAGGAGGAGAAATTACTCCAGAACAAATCGTAGATGCATATGTAAATGCTAATCGAGCGTTATATGGTGTTAACAGAAATATGTATTTGGATATGGAAGCTGCAAAAGTTTTGGGTATGAGTGATGACTCATTGGCTCAAGATATGACAGGTAGAGGAGAAAGAAGAGCATTTGGTTTTATTAATCAAGGTAGATTTAGACCTCTAAGTATTTCTAGAGATGTAATAGGTTTATTTCAAAAAAATGCAGAAAAGTTAGGAACATCAAATCCTTATGAACAAGCTGCAGGTGTTATAGGAAGAATAAGAGAGGTATTATCTGAAACTCCTTTAGATGGTGATTTATTTCCAAACATAACAAATCCATTTAGTGTATCTATAATGGATGATGCTGTAGCTCAAGCTAATCAAATAATAGGTAACAACCCTACAAATGTAGCGTTGGCTGCAGCTCCTACTACAGGATTTATTGGACAAGCTAATGTAAACATAGATCCAGTGACTAGACTTACAGCTTCAGAAGAAGTATTATTGGATCCTTTAGAAAAAAGATTTGTAAAAAATCAAAGAACAAACACGAGATTAACATAATGGCAATGCAACCAAAAAATACTAGAGAACACATTTTATCTTTGTACGGACACATTTCAGGTGTCAAAAAAAATTTAAAACACGTGCACGAAGACGTCGAGAAGTTGGGCGGTAAGATAGATAAAGTCTATTGGGTTCTCTTAGCGGCAGCGGGATCTGCTGTACTCTTCGCATTAGGAGTTTTATTTAAATGAAGTTGAGTCCTAATTTTAGTTTAAGAGAGCTTACTAAATCGCAGACAGCGGAGCGTAAAGGTATTGATAATACACCAACAGAAGAACATATAGAAAATTTAAAATTACTTTGTGAAAATATTTTACAGCCAACTCGTGATGAGTGGGGAGTTGTA